ATGGTCCCCTGAACAACGGCCGATTCGGTTTTGACGTGATCGCCGAGAACAACCGCTGGACCTCCGCGGAAACCAACACGGTCGGCTTCGTTTGCGGCCCTGACTCCATCGCCATCGCCTCCGGTCTCCCGGTCGGCATGATCGCTGGCGAGTTCATCGAGCAGCGCACGGTGACCACGAACAACGGTTTGAGCTGCTTGCTGTCCGTCTGGTACAGCCGCGCGAGCCGCAGCCACATGGCGTCCTACGACATCATGTTCGGCGCCGCGGCCGCGGACACGACCCAGGCCGAGATCCTGACCACCGCCTAATCGGCCAAGTCATGAGAATCGCCACAACCATCTCGGTGGACAAGAACGGCAAAACGAAATTGCTGGCTGGTCCCGAAGTCGACGCGACACTCCAGCGCGACGGCTTCAACACCGCGACCGTTCCCGAAGGAGGCAAGCTCATCCTGTGGATACAGGGAGCCCTGGCGCCAAAAGTTCGCAAAGGATAACACACAACCCGGGGGCCTCGGTAATACGGCCGGGGCCCCCTCTACCGATCAAACAAAATGGCCGTTCAAGCAGACATCTCCACAGAATACAGCATGGGACGCGAAGGCTTCGAGCTGTTCACCACTACCGCAGCGCAGACCGGCGCTTGGTCTGGCTTGATCCCGACCGAGCCGACTGTTTTCACGTCGATCACCGGCAACCGCATTGCCGGCACTTGGACCTCCAAGACAATTCCGGCTGGTTTCCCGCTGGTTGGCAACATCACCGGCTTTCAGATCTCCAGCGGCTCTGTGGTGGCGTTTAACGCTCGCGCCTAATGATCTCACTCGGCATAGCACTCAATCGGTTGTTTCCCGGTCAAGCCGGTGGCACTGACGCTCCGTTGCTACGCCGTGACGTCCTCCGTGAAGACGAGGGGTTCCTGTGGCAAGAAGACGGAACCTCCAAACTCGTCATTACATACGGTACTTTTGAATTTCTGTTGAGAGAAGACGCTGGTTTCCTCCAACAGGAAGACCTCTTTAAAATCGCAATCCAAGCTAACTGATTATGGCAGACTCCAAGATTACAGCCTTAGCGGCCCTAACGGCGGCCGATCCCGCAAACGACATGGTTCCGATCGTCGATGTCTCTGACAATTCGATGGCGGCATCCGGTACAACCAAGCGAATCAGCATCAACAACATCCTCGCTTGTTCGCCATCCGCCACCCTCGCCAGCGCCACCATCACCGGCGATCTGACGGTGAACACAAACGTGTTGAAGGTTGATTCGACGAATGATCGGGTGGGTATTGGAACGGCGAGTCCGGCAACCATCTTGGACATCCAATCTGCTGGTGGACTTTTTGCTCGCATTCAAAATACGACATCTACAGCAGACGCATATCTTCTTGTTAAGAATACCACAGGTGAAGGTTTCTTCGGTATCAACGCATTAGGGCCGTATATTTACACTGCAAGCGCACTTCCGATTGTATTCACAACCGCTACATCTGAACGCTATCGCATTGCTGGCGACGGCGTAGCCACTTGGTCCAACGTCGGCGGAGTCGGTGGAACCGCCATGACTTTGAACTCTTCGGGGCTGGGCGTGGGGGTTGCGAGTCCGGCGTTCAAGCTGGATGTTGCTGCGTCAGCGGTGCGTGTGAAAAGTGCTTCTGCTTATTCCGCTCTGATGCTTTCGAGCGATGATGCAAATGCTGGAACTCGAAATTGGGCTACAGCATCTAATTTCAACAACTACGGCGATTTCTGCATTGTTCAAAGCAATGCGATTGGCGGAAATCCAATTTCCGCTGGAACGACTCGGATGACGCTCGACGCAAGCGGGAATCTGTTGGTGGGTAGCGCGATGCCCGTTGCGTCTGGGAAAGTCAGCGCAAACACATCAACAGGATCTGCCGCCAGATTCTTGACATCCGCCGGAGACAGTCAGTTTGCGGCGATGTTTGAAAAGTCTTCAACGACTAACACAACTGCTCAAGTCCTGATTGGTTTTACTATCAACAACCAAGCGACTGGATCAGGCCAGATCAACGCAAATGGCGCGAGCCAAGCCGCGTTTGGAACATTCTCAGACTCTCGGTTGAAGGAGAACATTGTCAGCCTTCCTTCTCAGTTGGCCAATATCCTGTCGCTGCGTCCCGTCGAGTTTGATTACAAGGACGGTTCCGGTCATCAGATCGGTTTCGTTGCTCAGGAAATCCAAGAGGTTTATTCCGATGCTGTTGGAGAGCAGAACGGATTCCTGACCGTCACCGGATGGAGCAAGACCGAAGCTCGACTTGTGTCTGCCATCAAGGAACTCGCTGCTAAGGTTCAAGCTCTGGAAGCCAAACTCGCCTAATCTACCATGACCACCATCTCCATTGTCTGGATCATCGAACGCCTTCTCGTTAAACCGACCGAAGGCAGTCTCACCGATGTCGTCATCACCGCCGATTGGCGATGCAACGGCTCGCAGGAATCGTTCAGCGGAACCTGCTACGGATCGACCTCATTCGCTCCGCCGAGTGGTGACTTCACGCCGTATGACCAGTTGACCGAGCAGCAGGTGCTGGACTGGTGCTTCGCCAATGGTGTCGATCAGACGGCCATCGAAGCGAACGTCTCGTTGCAGATCGAGAACCAGATCAACCCGCCGATCATCGCTCCTCCGCTGCCGTGGTTGCCGCCGGTTGAAATCGTCCCTCCGATGTTGCCGCAGGTGGAGCCGGTTTTGGTTGCGGAGCAGCCCGTCGTTTCCAACACTGCCGCCTGATATGGAAATCACCATTACATTGACTCAGGAGCAGACCAACAGCTTGCTCCAGCTCATCGACATCGCCATCAAGGCCGGTGGCTACCAGAACGCCAAGGTCGGCGTTCCTTTGGCCGACATCATCATCGCAGCAGCCCAACCAAAGTCTGAGTAACATGGACGCAACCAACCACGGCGGAACGAATGGCCTAGCCTTGTCGCTGGGCACGGCAGCAGCAGCAACGTCTGCATCTATGCTGCCACAACTCACTGACGAGATCCGTTTTGTCTCCGCCGTGGTTGGTCTCCTTGCCGCGTGCATTGCCCTCTACAAAGCCATTAAGAAATGAAAAACACCAAGACAACTCTCGCCGGTATCGGAGCCATCCTCGTCGCAGTCGGTGGGGCTCTCAAGGCCCTGTTCGACGGTGACCCGACCACCTCGGTCGACCCGGCTGCCACCATTGCCGCGATCTCTGCCGGTATCGGCCTGATCATGGCTAAGGACGCCGAGAAGAAACCGGAATGAGCTGGGTTTACCAGATTGTCCTGGCCTTCCTCGACTGGATCCGTGAAACACCACCCGCCGACATCCAACATGGAAAAGCACCCGAAGATCTCAAGGCTGACCTGGCTGGCCGTGTTGCTGACCTGCCTGGGCTGCCAGACCAAGGTGGTAATGGTCCCGCACGGTGACCCGGTGATGCTGGCCAAGCCGGTGAAGGCCAGCATCTATGCTTTTGATGCCGACAAGAAACTAGTGGGGCCATCCCGTGTGACCCTTCCGGCCGGATGGTACGTCCTACCCAAGAAATAAAACTATGGCCCAGCAAATCATAAACATCGGCACCATCGCCAACGACAACACCGGGGACACGCTCCGGGGCGCCGGCCAGAAGATAAACGACAACTTCGATGAGCTGTATGGCAGCCTGCCCATTAATGCAGCGCCGTCGACCTGGGTGCCTACGCTGACCGATTCCGGCGGCGGCCGCACCTACAGTTTCACGGTCAACACCGCACGGCACACATCAATCGGATTCGTCTCTACCTTTACCGCGGACATCACGGTCAACTCGGTGACCGGATCCGCCACCGGCGACCTCCGCATCAGCCTGCCTGACCCTGTGTCCTACGATGCCGCGCTGGCCATCTGGCTGGACAACGCCACCACCCAAGCCAAGACCGCGGTGATCGGCAAGGCTGTCGGAGGGACATCCTATGCCGCCCTGTACCACTACGAGACCGGCGACATCACCAGCATGGCTAGTCAAATACAGGCCACCAGCCGGATCCTAATATCCGGCACCTACTTCACCGCCTAAATGACCACCATCGGATCCAGTCTCCAGCAGGGCATGGCGGTGCTCCAGCAGATGCTGGGGGCGCCCATGTTCATCTGGGAGGGGACGTCGATCCGGTGCATCCCGGCAGCCGTCACCGACGCCAACAACCCGGTGGCCGGTGGGTTCCAGGACAACGTGACCTCCCGGATCCTGGTCATGTTCTCCGACTGGAAGACTTGTGACAGCACATTGGTCACAATGGATTCGACGCTCTACACGCTCGACCAGGGCACGACCTTTTCCCGGCTGCTTAAGGAGGACGGCCTGTTCATCCTCCAGGAGAACACCGACCGCATCGCTCTGACCTTCTGCAAACCTCGGCCGGTAGTCGGGCGCACGCTGGTGTATCAAGGCCGGACTCTCCGGATCCTGTCCTGCCGTGTGGATGCCTCCGGCGCCTACTACAGCCTCGAACTAGGAGCGAAAACCCGGTGAGGCCTGTCGTCAACATGACGGTGGATTCCAGCCGCTTCGATGCAGCAATGAAGGCCTATCTGCTGTCGACCAGCCGAGACCTTCACAAGGCGATCAACGCCCGGTTCTTTTTCCTGATGGTTCGGCTGTTCGTCCTGGTGC